GCGACGCCTGCGGCACAACACAGCACAGAGACACGAATGCAGCAGTGAACATCCGCAATTGGGGACATCAACAATGGACAATAGATCATGCAGGGCAGGAACTGCCCCAAGCGCCTGTGGATGTGATGGCAGATATTCTCGCCAATTGGGGTGAGATATCAGCCAGCACGATGAAGCAGGAAGCCACAGCCCTTTAGGGCATGGTAGTTCACGTGGGCAATAGCACCAGCATATGGTCTAGGGAGTTTTCTGCCATGCTGGATGCACGGGTTCAAAACTGGTTGAATGAGAGATGCAGTAACCAATATTGTTTCCATCTCCATGAAGATGGACTGTGGTTGGAATTGCCCAATCAAGAATTAGCTACAGAATTTCACTTCTTATGGCTCTAACTGTTTGAAACTATTTGATGAAAAATCTTGATAAAATCCGCACTATCCTAGTGGTCAATGCCCTCAATGGAAGTCTGCCATTAGTGTTGCGTGAGAAATATCCATCAGCTAAAATAACATGTGCTGAGGTGTTTCCTTTTTGCAAGGAGCGTCTCATACGATTGGGATTTGAAGTTGTTGATTGGGATCAGGTAGAACAGATGAAGTTTGATTTGGTTATTGGCAATCCGCCCTTTCAGGAAGGACTATGGAAATCGTTTATCACCCAGGCATGCGAACTGTCTAACAAATACGTGTATATTGTTGGTCCAGATACAATTACCCAGTATTCAGTATCCAAAAAATCAGAAAACTTCAAAGAGATATTGGAGTCAAACGGAATTCAATCTGTGCAGGATGTGACACAGTATTTTCCTGGAATACAAAGTGGTGCAATCGCAGCATTTATGATGGACAAAACTAAACCATCCAACACCCAAGCTTTTTTGAAACAGGGGATTCAACATAAAATTGTTGAAAAGGTTTTGGCTCATACCAAAAACGGAACTCTTAATGCTATATTGGCAACACAAAAAGCCACTTACGGAATCCATGAAAGATCAAATGTTGAAATGCCAGGTTACACAAAAATAATCCATAGTGTGACAAACAAAGGAGAGATAGACTTTGCATGATTGAAAGATTATTCAAACAAACTGATTGATGGCAATAATTATTGGTTTACCAACAGGTTTTTTGGGCAATCATCAAATTTTGCTCTTGTTGAACATAATTTTGAAATCACATTGGGACAAAACATTACAGCTATCCAAAAAATTCCAAATGTCTCATTGACAACGTTTAAACAAATCTATGGATCCAAATTGTTCAGACTAGTGCTATCTGTTATGAAAAATGGAAAATTTGACACGCCTGTGGCAGCAATCAAGAGGTTGCCTGTGGTAACTAGCAATGAATTGTATGATATTTTTGCATTGACACAAGATGAGATTGCATATGTGGAAGCTTCTGTTCCATAAGAAATTAGGTTGAGTTTCAAATTTTGATTCACTTTTTCAACCAATTATGCTATAGTGTATTCACAATAGTTGATGAGAGGCCTTTGAATGAGTATCCTAACACATGCTGGTGATGCGCAAGTGCATTGGATGGTTGAAACACCTGCCAGCCAAACACTTGATGCCAACCATGCCGTGCTGTATGTGCCGCGTGTGCCCATCAAGTTGGGGCAGGTTACTCGCGACAGTGCCCAGGGTTTGACACCAGCCAGAGTGTTTGAAGAGCGATATGCAGGCAGCAAGGCCCTGGCAGATGACGACATTGAAGCCACTGACCTGTTTGTGGTGCCCAAAACACATGGCGCCAATTTCGACTACGATGACGATGTGCGCAAGCTGATCCATCATCTCCACACGCAAGGCAAGTGTCCTTTTGATGCCTTGTTTCCTGGCTACCAGATCGCCAAGCAGAACACAGAAGCACTCCTGGGCTTTGACCGCAGTCAGCACTTGTCCATTCTCAAGAACATCATACAGCAGTATTTTGGCTTGGGCGATTTCTACGACACTCGCAACCCTTTGAGCTGGCGCTGGAAGCAGGAACAAGACATCCACACAATTGTTCAAAAACTTTCAGATCACAAGCTGTGCCTGTTTGCTGCCTATACCAGCCGTGGCAAAACCAAGATCAGCATGGAAGTGGCACATAGGCTGTTGCCCAAGGGCGGCATTGTGTTGGTGACCACTCCCATCACCGACACCAAAAAAAGCTTTGAAGAAAACTGCACAAGCTGGCATTTTGGGCCCAACAGGCAGCTCAAAACCACCTACATGGACAGTCATGCGTTTGCCAAAACCTCTGTGCAAGACCTCAAGAAACGGGCACAATCCCAAGAACTGATCTTTATCGTGCTGACGGTTCAGGACCTACGCTGGGGCCCAGCAGATCACAACCGGGTGGATGCGCAAACCACGCAGTTGCGCAAAAAGTATGCAGCCTTGAGCAACCATGTGGACTTGTGGATCCGTGATGAGAGACATGCCCAATACAACGGTGAGGTCACCAACCAGCGCCTGCACACCATGACAGCCGCACATGAGCTGGACCTCACAGCCACCCCCTACAACTGTTACGACAAATACGATTTAAAACATGTGCATAGCCGCACATTGCTTTGGGGACTCAAGCACCAGGCCCATACTCACTTGCCCAGTATCCGAATTGATGCTATCGCCAGTGCGGGCATGAAGCTGATTCCACAACTGCAGAGCGTCTACAACCAGCAGGAAGGATACGATCCACGCAAGCTGTTTTTGCGTCAAAACCAAAACTTTGTCATGCAGCGAGAGATCTTGGCGTTGGCCCGAGGCTTCTACGAGAATCCTCGCAGCCGCGCCAAGAATCCTTTGAGCATTGAGAATGATGTTGAGCTCAGTGCTGCTAGCAAGCTTTGTGGTATGTGGGTTTTACCTTCAGGTCAGGACGGTGATGGGGCAGCTGACTACCTGCCAGACCTGGCTCTACTGCTCAACAGTGCGTGTGAAGATGTGTTTTACATCCTGCCGCGGAAAGCCAGGGCGCTTTAGCCCCTGGATGGATAGCGGCAATTGATCTGATATAATATATTATCTATATACTTAAATGTCAATTGCACTACATAAATAGATGCGAGGTAACAATCAAATGGAAATAGTAAACACAACCAAACAATATAATCACACACAAGGCTTGGTGTACAGTTGCCAATATCATGTGATCTTCACACCCAAGTATAGAAGATCTGTATTGACAAATGGTGTTGATATAAGATTGAAAGATCTTATCCTGCAACAGCAATCACTCTACAAATACAAAGTGATTGAAATGGAGGTCATGCCAGATCATGTGCATTTGTTGCTGGATGTGAGCCCAAAAGTAGGCATCTATCCAATAGTGACTAAAATCAAAGGTTTCACAAGTAATCGGCTACGAATCGAGTTTCCTGGGTTAAAATCCAGATTACCATCTTTATGGACAAGGAGTAAATTCATTAGCTCCGTGGGAGCAGTCAGTCTTGATGTGGTCAAAAATTATATCGAGAACCAAAAAGGTAAGTGATGAAACTACGATATAGATATCGCATCTATCCAACCCCACAACAGGAACAACAGATGAAGTCAGTTGGGGGCTCAGTGCGATATCTATACAATCATTTCCTACGTGTAAACATTGATGAATATCAATTGACCAAAAAATTTGTTTGGCAGTTTGACATGTGCAAACAGTTGACAGAGTTGAAGAAACACAACCCGTGGTTATCAGATACCTACAGTCAAGTGCTACAACAAAGTATAAGTGACTTGGATACAGCACTGAAAAATATCAAGAAAACAGGCGCTGGCTTTCCCAAGTTCAAGTCCAAGTACACCACTCCCATATCATTTAGATATCAACAAAATGTGAGAGTTGACAACAACAAGCTATATCTACCCAAGATCGGTCACATCAAGATTGTATTGCATAGGGATTTGCCCACATTCAAAGGCGTGACTGTCACTCAAACACCACGTGGTTGGTATGCAAGTTTTGTCATTGATGTGGTGGAACTGCCATTGGTTGACCAAATTGCCTCCCCAGTGGGAGTGGATGTCAACAGCAAGTTCACAGCATTGAGCACTGGTGAGCTAGTGGCAAATCCCAAGCCATTGGTGAAGAAACAAACACGTATCCGACTACTACAACGCAAACTATCCAGAAAACAAAAAGCAAGTAGGAATAGAACCAAAGCAAAACAAAAACTGGCAAGGACCCATGATCAGGTTCGCTGCCAAAGACTCGACCATATACACCAATTGAGTGCGAGAATAACCAAATCGCATGACCTGGTGTGTGTTGAAACACTGAAAATTGATGAGATGAAAAGAAAAAGCAAGCCCGCAGCCAAGTGCATAGCTGATGCCGGTTGGGCTATGTTGATTGGTGCATTGGCCTACAAATGTCAAAGGCAAGGCCACTATCTTGTCAAGATCAATCAGTGGCTACCCAGTAGTAAAACCTGTAGTGCATGTGGTGCACGCAAATCACATATGGATCTCAAGCAAAGAGAATACCATTGCGATGAATGTGGAATCACTCAGCACAGGGACACGAATGCAGCAGTGAATATTCGCAACTGGGGACATCAACAATGGACAATAGATCATGCAGGGCAGGAACTGCCCCAAGCGCCTGTGGATGTGATGGCAGATATTCTCACTCATTGGGGTGAGATGTCAGCCACTACGATGAAGCAGGAAGCCACAGCCCTTTAGGGCGTGGTAGTTCACATCAGCTCGTATGAGGTGGAAAACTTGTGCCCGACCATCCAGACCATCGGCAGCTTTATGGAAAATTTGGTGCATGAGCACAAGAGGGTGGTGATTCTCACATGCGGCAAGTTTCTCACCGGCACAGATATTCCTGTGTTGGGGCATGTGGTGCTGTGGGATCGCATGGAGAGCGTGGCCAACTTTGAGCAACTGTTGGGCCGCATGATCCGCGAATACCCAGGCAAGAAGGACACCAAGATGTATGTGATGGCACCAGGCTCGGCTGTGAGCGTGGTGCTGGGACGCATGGCACAGAAAAACGCCGAGCTGGGTGGTGGCAACGAATATGAGGTGCTGGACTGTATCCCATTGAGCGAATATATGGGCAAAGGCTACAAGGCTTTCTCCGCTGAACAGATCCTGGAGGAAACCCAGAAATGGTTCCAAAGCCATGTGCGAGACAGACTGTCTAGTGTCAGCCTCACGCATGTGCTGGCTGATTCAGATATCCTAGCGGACTGGAAGATCTTGGATCTCAAGAAGTTCAAGAACATGCTGCCCAAGATCAAGCTGAGCGATGACATTGGGGCCAAGGTACGGGCCCGGGTGCGCAAGGCAGATCGCACACCCGCTGAGCAACGTGAGCTGGAAAACCAGCTGGATGTGGTTGTGCGCATCATGCAAAACGTGGTGTTTGAGGTGCAGTGGGTGGCTTACAGCATGGATACCTGGGACTGGACCAAGTGCATCACCAATCCAGCCATCGTGGGCATGTTTGGGCAAGAGGTGGTGGATCTTGTTGCCCAAACCATCCAAAGCAAACCAGCCTTGGACCAGATGGTGCGAGATCATCTGCAAACCAAGCAACAGGCCTACAAGAATCTGCCAGCTGAGCAGGTATATGAAGAGCTTTTTGGCAACAGCAAGCTCAAGCAAAGCATTGGTCTGGTGTATGTGCCTTTTGGTCTGGCTAGAGAATTGGTCAAGGAATTGCCGGTATGACAAACATTCTTGTTGTCAATGCTTTGAACGGATCAATCCCCTTGGTGTTGCGAGAAAAATATCCATCAGCTAAAATAACTTGTGCTGAGGTGTTCCCCTTCTTCAAGGACCACTTGGTGCGACTGGGATTTCAAGTTGTGGATTGGGATGAAGTAGGCGATATGAAGTTTGACATGGTTATTGGTAATCCACCTTATTTGAAAGGCATGTGGCAATCCTTTATTGAAAAGGCTTGTGAGATATCAAATGATAAGGTTATGATTATTGCTCCAAATGCAACAAACAATTTCAGTACCCGCAGTGATAAATTTGTTGAATATCTACGATCAAATGGTATTCAAAATATTATAGACTATACTTCATATTTCCCTGATATTAGCAGTGGTAAAATTGCATGTTATATGTTTGATAAAAACAAAGCATCAAATGACGTAATTTTTGAAGATTCATCAACTATAGGTAGAATCTTCAAAAAAATGTGCTCGATTGATGCTCCTAAATTATCGGCGAAATTGAGCAGCAAAAGAAGCAAACAATTCACTACGGCAACCAGATATGACAAAATAGCAAAAGGCAGGATCAAAATCCTTGAAAATATTAGCCAAACTGGTAATAAATGGGCATATATAGATATAGTCAATGCGTCTGTAATAGACGGTAGAGAATATTGGCTCACTAATAGATATTATGGACGATCTCCAAATGATTTGCTGATTGAGGTGAATGAAACTATCGCTATTAGTTCAAATATATTGGCAATCAAGAGAATAGATAATATGTCAATATTGGAATTCAATAGCATTTATTTGCAACCAATCTTTCTCAAAATATTTGAATATCTACGCAATGGAAATTTCGATACAAGTCCTAGACATATCAATCTCATTCCTATAGTAACTATCAAACAACCCGATCTTTACAAGATGGCAAACCTTACGGATAACGAAATTGCATGGATAGAAACTGCCTGACATTAGTCTCAAGTTTGGATATTATCAATCATGAACGATAAATTGACTCTCCAAGAGAAAAAGAAACAATTTGGTGAAGTGTTCACTCCACAAGAATTGGTAAATGAGATCCTTGATCAACTACCTCCAGAGGTATGGACAGATCCCACCAAAACATGGCTGGACAACAGTTGTGGTGCAGGTGCATTTTTGGTGGAAGTCAAAAATAGGTTGATGGTGGGCTTGAAGGATTGGGAACCTGACCAACTCAAAAGAGAACAACACATTCTCAAAAATCAGATTTATGGTGTTGAACTGCAACATGACAATTGGCAACAGTGTAGGAAGAATTTGGGTTTGACACCTGATGGCAATGATGGCAATATAGTAAACACCGATGCTCTTGCCTACAATTATAGTTTTGAGAAAAACAATCAAGGCGGATACAAAACAGTAGATTCATCTTTTGAGGATTTGTTCTCCTTCTAAATATAGCCAAAAGCTAGGTGAACGCATGAGTGGATCACTAACTCCTCAACAAGAGATAATAGACGATATTGGAAGACTATTGGGATCTTCCATGGTAGAAGTGGAACTGGAACCTGCTGACTTCCAAATGGCTGTCAAACTCAGCTTGGAAAGATATCGTCAGCGCAGCAGCAATGCAGTGGAAGAAGCATACGCTTTCCTCCAGCTTATGCCCAATCAAACAGAATATTATCTACCCCAGGAAATAGTAGATGTGAGACAGATTTTCCGTCGCGGATTGGGTGGAACAACTGGTGGCACATACATTGACCCTTTCAGTCTAGCCTATACAAATTTGTATTTGCTGCAAGCCGGTGCGGGTGGTGGATACACTGCTGGTCTGCTCACATTTGAACTGTTCTACCAATATCAAGAACAAGCTGGCCGTATGTTTGGTAGAGATATCAACTACAACTGGAATACTGTCAGCAAGAAGCTGACCATCATGCGCATGATCTTGGGCGAAGAAACTGTTTTGCTGTGGGTCACCAAGGTCAAACCTGATGACATGATCCTGCAAGATCCGTTTGCCCGTCCTTGGGTACGTAGCTATGCGTTGGCATTATGCAGACAGATGCTGGGTGAGGCATATAGTAAATTTGGTCAAATTGTTGGTCCACAAGGTGGTACTACCATGAAGGGAACTGATTTGATTGCCACAGCCAAGGAAGAGATAGAAAAATTAGATCAGGAGATCCTACAATATGTGGACAACGGCACACCCAATTCCTTTGTAATTTTGGGATAAATAAGGTGGAGATCACGGAGGTCGTAACTCCTATCTCCTCTAAACGCTTATAGGAGCATCCAGCATGTCATCTATTTATCAAAATGATTCCTCTCCATTGGAATTTTCCCCAGAATTGATCCAACTTTGTAACAAATTACAAGATAAAAAGAGATTATTCTGGACAAATTTTGCCAATTTAGGAGTTGATCAGGAAATTGAAAAAATCAAAGATCATTTACAATTGACTTCTCCCAAACAACTGGTATTCCATGTCATGGAGAATAAAACTCAACGTCCTGTTTGTGTTTGTGGAAATCTTACATCTTGGGGATCTAGACAATGGCTACGATATTGCTCTTTGAAATGTTCAGTAGCTAACACAAAAGAATCTAGAGAACAAACAATGCTAGAAAGATATGGTGACCGTAACATTGCACGCACTGGTTATTTTAAGCACAAGTCTGTTGAATCATTTTTGTGCAAATATGGTGTGACAAATCCCAGCAAGAGTCCCGTTATACAATCCAAGAAATTAGAGACCAATCGTGAAAAATATGGAGTAGATAATTATAGTCAATTTCATTTGACTGACATAGCAAAACAGATCATTGCCGATAAACAAAATTTTCAAAATTTTGCTAGCGGGAAAACCATAGCCAGTGTTGCACGAGAGCTAGGACTCAGTTATAGTGGACCTATTAAAATTGCCCAAAGATTTGGGTTAGATAATCTGTTTATACCTGCATCTAGAAGTGATTATGAAGTGCAAATCAAGGAGTTGTTGGATAATTTAGGTGTACCATATGTGCAAAACAGCAAAAAAGTTATTCCTCCTTGGCAATTGGATTTTTATCTACCTACTATGAATTTGGCTATTGAAGTAGGTAGTTTGTACTATCATTGTGAAATGTCATCCAATAGAGGCAAAAATTATCACTTTAAAAAATGGGAGCAATGTCAAAAAAAAGGTATCACACTACTCCAATATTTTGATGATGAAATTCTTAATAAATTTTCGTTAATATCATCTAAAATAACCCGGTTATGTGGAATCAAATCACCAGTCATAGGAGCGAGAAAAATCCAAGTTTTATCTGATATAGATAGTGATCTTGAACGTGATTTTTTGAATCAATACCATTTGCAAGGTGCCAATTTGAACAGGAATTGTACTTATTCAGGATATTATAAGGAACAATTGGTTGGAATCTTAACCATCAAACATAACCATGAACAAGCAGAAATAATAAGGTATGCGACTAATATAGATTATAGTTATCCTGGATTATTCTCCAAATTATTGAACCAATTTATATATCAAAAACAATTCACAGGTGTGATCAAAAGTTTCAGTGATAATAGACATAGCAATGGCCAATTGTATAAATCTACTGGATTTGTATTACACCATATAAGCTCTCCCGGATATTCATATACAAAAAATTTTATCAAGAGAGAAAATAGATTGTTGTTCCAAAAACATAAACTTGCCTCAAAATTTTCACTCACACCAGAATATATTGAATCAAAAACTGAATGGCAAATAATGCAAGAACAAGGATACGATCGCATATGGGATGCTGGGCAGAGCCTTTGGGTTAAAATTGTTGGTCCACAAGGTGGTACTACCATGAAGGGAACTGATTTGATTGCCACAGCCAAGGAAGAGATAGAAAAATTAGATCAGGAGATCCTACAATATGTGGACAACGGCACACCCAATTCCTTTGTAATTTTGGGATAGACTAGACTGGAACAGCTGAACCAGTATATAATCAGTTATGAGAAAAATTGTAGCATTGTCAGGGTTCAAAGGCTGTGGCAAAGACACAGTGGGACAGATTTTTTGTGAGAAATTGGGCTTTAAGGCTGTCAGCTTTGCCCAACCTCTCAAAGCTGCGCTTTGTGCCATGTGTGGATGGCATCCACACATGTTACAAGGACAAACACCCCAAAGTAGGATGTGGAGAGAGCAAACTGATATATTCTGGAGCAAACAGTTCGGGCGACCCCTGACTCCTAGAATGATCATGCAAGAATTTGGCACAGATATTGTGAGATGCCACATGTTGGATAATTTTTGGACAGCCAGCACACAAAAATTGATAGAAGATCTTGCACCTGCATCTATAGTTGTTACAGATGCCAGATTCCCCAACGAATTAAACATGATCAAAAGTTTGGGCGGTCACACCATTAGAATTCAACGTGACATGGATCCTGAATGGTTTGACAAAGCAGCAGCCATCAACAAATCACATTTTATTTGGAAGCAGTTACAATTGATGTTTGATCCACATTTGAAAAAACTGCATCCCAGTGAACGAGAGTGGATTGGCTATGATTTTGACCATGTGATTTTCAACAATTCCAGTTTGCAACATCTGGAACGTCAAATATTTGAATTGCATGATCAAATGTTTGCACACTAGTTGGTGAACTGGCATTAGATTGCACGATTTTCATAGGTGTGACTAAATATAGATATCAAAGTCACATACTATGAGGTCAAAATGGCAAATCTTGTGAGCCCTGGGGTTCAAGTACAAATTATCGATGAAAGTTTTTATGCTAGCAGTGGACCAGGTACCATTCCATTCGTCATGGTCACCACACAACAAGACAAGCCCCAGCCTGGCAATGCCATCAGCATTGCGCCCGGCACAACCAAAGCCAATGCTGGTAAATTGTATTTGATGACCAGTCAAAGGGAACTACTGCAAACTTTTGGCAATCCTAAATTTTATACTCAAGGAGGCACACCCCAAAACGGCAATGAACTGAATGAATACGGGTTGTATACAGCCTATCAATATTTGGGAATTGCCAACCGTGCCTGGGTCATGCGTGCTGATCTAGATACTAATCAATTAGTACCTACCAATATTGAACCCACAGGTGAACCCACCAATGGCAGTCACTGGTTGGACATGAGCAGCACCAGTTGGGGGCTGTTCCGTAGCAACGGTAACATCAACAGCAGTTTGGCATGGGGAGCATTGCAACCTATCAAAATAGACAATGCAGCTCAATTGCAATTGCAAGTGGTGGGACAGCGTGCTACAAAATTAACTGACAGCACTGTAACATCAGCTATAAGTGTGAATGAAAACCTGGTTGTGTGTGGTTTGACAGTACCATTGACTTCGGGTATGACCCTACAAGCTGTGGTCACAGCCATCAACAATGCAGTGATTGCTAGCACTGATTTGACCAAGAAGACTATCACAGCCGAAGTTTATGACCGAGTAGAGGTAGTGGTTTCAGGGGGCAAGAACACTGCAGAAACTGTTTACAATTTGCGCATTACAGTTAGTGATATCGATCAATCAGGACAAATTAACTTTACAGGCAGCACTGCTCCTATTTTGAGTGATTTGGGTTTGGCTGCAACTCCACAAAATCAAATTACTCCCATTGACAGTCTAGGCAGCAATGGAAGCATTACAGTAAATGGAGTCAAATTCATTAGTAGCACATCAACAGTCACACAAGGTGTGCAAATGTATGAAAAAATTACAACTACTACAGAAAATGGCAGTCGTACAAGATGGTATATTATAGGAAGTAATGATACCCAGTGCCCTGGGTTTGGTTGGAGAGAAGCATCACCCACTGTTGTTACAGGTACAGTGAACAACCCATCTACTTTTGTAATAGGCACTACTAGATTTACTTATGGATTAGCATCTAATAATTCAGATGCAACACCAATCAATTTTAAAAATATTGCTGCAGGTCCCGCTCTTCAATATAGTACTTTGACTGCTTATCTAACTGCATTGAATACTAGTTTTGCTAGTGCTAGTGCACCATTGGTAGCAAGCTTAGATACAAATGGACCCAACAATTATGTGCGTATTACCAATTATGCTGGCACTAAAATACAGTGCCAAGATATTGGTAGCCTAACTGGTCAAGGACAAATGGCATTGTTTGGCATTAGTACAAGTCAAACATATTATAAGGATGTTACGGGCAGCATTGCTGTTACAGGAACACCTTTTGATGGTCAAGCATTCACAATAACTGTTGGTGGAAGCACCAGCAATGCTATAAATCCAGGTGCAGGAGGAACAGCGTCATTAGCTGAACTTGTAGGGCAAATCAATGCAGACAGTGTGGTTGGAAACGGCCTATTAATACCGTATGCTAATTTCACTAATCCTTTTACTATTACACAAGGAGTTACAGCAGCGGCAATCCCCCCAGGGGCCAATGCCAGTGCATGTGCTAGTGCCATTAACGCAAGTGCTGTTAATACATTAATTTTTGCCAAAGCAATTGGTACTAATGTTCAAATTGGTAGTCGAAATGCTCAACAGTTCAGTGTCACAGACGTTACTGGTTATGCTCTCAGTCCCAGCACCAGCAAAATAGTTGCCAGCATTGTTACCAGTGGTTCCAATAATTATCTAAAACTCTCCAGCACAAGTGGTACTTTCTTCTCAGTATCCAACACTCCAAGTTCAAATGTGGCTGATTATGATACAAATGCAAGCACATATGAATTCCCACTTACAGAAGCTGGTATTGATGCTGGTGCTACCTATGGCAACAGCCTGGTGTATGCCAGCTACAGCATTACTGAGCCACAACCCAGACAACTCAATCAACTGAGCAGTGGAAATATTTGGGTCAATCTTGTGAGTGGCAACCGAGGCAGTGCATGGGCAGTCAAACGCTATAACAGTGGCTTGGACACATGGCAATTGCGCACAGCTCCGCTTTATGCGGATGATACAAGTGCAACCACTGGCTACGGTGCCAGTCGCACACTTGGCAGCATTTATGTACAATACAACAGTGTGGGTTTGACACCCAACCCTGCCACTTTCCAAGTGAAAATTTGGAATGGAAGTGCATGGCAGTTGATTGGGTCATACCAAACAAATGGGCTTACAGTGCCCTATTATCAGAGTTTGACTCTACCAATGGGATTGCCGCTGGAAGGAACCCTGTGGTTCAACCAAAATCTCCAAGTGGACGTCATGGTCAGCAATGGTACTCAATGGATGGGCTACAAAAACATGTATCCCAACACCAACGCCACTGGTGTCATTCTCAGTGCCACTGAGCCCAGCTATCAAAGTGATGGTGTGACAGCCTTGGCAGACAATGATTTGTGGATAGACACCAGTGACACTGACAACTATCCCAAACTGTATAGATATGACAGTTTGAATGTGTTGTGGGAACCAGTGGACAACACTGATCAAACCAGCAGCAAAGGCATATTGTTTGCTGACGCCCGCCCCAATGATGACGGTTTGGCCAACGGCAGCACAAATATCCAAGACATGTTGATCAGCAACTATGTGGACCCAGATGCACCCAGTGCTCTTGCATATCCATATGGATTCATGTTATTCAACACACGTTATAGCACCAACAATGTTAAAGAATGGCGTCCCAATTATTTGAGCACAGGAGTTTGGAAAGACAGATGGGTCACAGCCAGTGGCAATGCTGTGGATGGTAGTCCTCTCATGGGCCGCAAAGCACAGCGTATAATGATTGTAAGAGCCATGGCCAGTGCTATTGTGAGCAATCAAGAACTGCGTGCAGAGGCCAACTACTATAACTTGATTGCTGCTCCTGGGTATCCAGAACTCATAGATGAGATGCTGACCTTGAACACTGACAAAAAGGATGTTGCATTTGTGGTTGTGGATCCTCCGGCCAGGCTGGCTCCTGACGGCACAAGTATCCAAGCTTGGGCCAACAACAGCAACAATGCTTCCAGCAATGGGGAACAAGGATTGATCACTCGCAGTAGATATGCTGGTGTGTATTATCCTTGGGCACTGGCTACTAATTTGGATGGAACGGAAATTTTTGTGCCACCCAGCATGATGGTATTGCGAACTATTGCCTTCAATGACCAAGTGGCTTATCCCTGGTTTGCTCCAGCTGGATTCACCAGAGGGTTGGTGACTGCTGTCACCAGCGTGGGTTATTTGAATGCTGAACAGGAATATATTCCTCTGCAGCTGACCCAGGGTCAAAGAGATGTGTTGTATGAGAATGATATCAATCCAATTGCATTTATACCAGGACGAGGATTGGTTGTGTATGGACAGAAAACGCTCAGTCCCATTGAAAGTGCTCTAAACAGAGTAAATGTGGCCCGTTTGATTTGCTATCTCAATTACCAATTGGACAACTTGGCCAAACCTTTCTTGTTTGAGCCCAATGACCAATACACAAGAGATGCAGTCACACGCACATTTGAAAGCTTTTTTGGAGATTTGGTGAGTTTGCGTGCCGTGTATGACTTTGCTGTTGTTTGTGATGAAACCAATAATTCTCCCTTGCGTATTGACAGAAATGAATTGTGGATCGACGTGGCAATCAAGCCCACCAAAGCTATCGAATTCATTTACATACCGCTGCGAATTTTGAACACAGGCGATCCATTACCATAAAGGCTAATTGGTTAACAAGCGGGGCAATAATTGCCCCGCTTTTTTATTGACCCAAGTCCACTTGCTGTGGCCGCAATCCCAGATGCGATTCCATCCCTGATTTTTGCGATTTTCCCATTCTGTTAGACTGGGATCATCATTTGGGTTCTTGCGCAAGCCAAATCGATGCAACC